GGTCTCCTGGTACGCGCCGAGCCCCGTGCCGGCCCGAGCCACGCGAGCGGCGCGCTCCACCTGCCGCGCCCGCATAGGTTGACCCGAATCGAACGCGTTGAGGTACTGCCACGGCCAGAGGTCGAGTAGCTTGGCCATGCGGGCCCCGGCCGAGCCCGGCGTCGGGTACAGCGCGAACACCGAGTTGGCGGAGTACGGGTTCGACTCACCCACCAGTAGCGGGCGAATCCTCTTGAGGCTCGACAACCTTGACCCCCAGTGCGCGAGCAGCGCGGCGGATGTGATGGTGGAAGTGATCGGGGAGCGGGGGGCACTCGACGGATGATGCCCCGAGCACAAACGCATGAGACAAGTCAGCTAGAGCCGGCACTGAGTGCTGACGGATCACTGCCGTCGTGCGCGCCTTGAGTACGCGGTCTCCGTTGTCCGGTCCGCGCAGGGCAGTGAGCACATCCCAGAGCTTCTTTGCTTCCTGAGTCGAGGCTGTGTAAGCCCACTCGTCGATCTGGGCCAGCACCTCGCGGGCGCTCGCCGTCGGCTTGAACATCGGCTCCATGTCAGTCCCTCTCCACGCTGCTCGGGTCCTCGCGGACGTCCATGCTGGCCCGTGTCGCGACGCCGTGCAGCACGTCCACGTCGAAGTGCGGGCCGAAGACCATGCGCCCGCGGTACCGGAACTGCTCGCGCACCTCGTGCTCCATCGCGGTGAGCACGGCCTTGAACGCGGTGGCCACCACCTCGCTCTTGGTCATGTGCTCGGACAGAATCCACTTGCGCCCGCACTGGAGCGTCCGCTCGCCGGTCGTGATGTCGGCCTCGTAGAAGCGGGCTTGGAGGTAGAAGAGAGACTCTGTCAGTGCCGTAGGTGACGGTAGGTACCGACGCTCTTGCACCATGAACATCCAGCCGTTGAAGCTGACGTGGGAGAGTACTTCCTCCATCTCCTCGCGCGTCATCCGTCGTTCCTCCCGTCCATGTCGACCTCGTCGTCGAGGTCGTCGTCCTCCAACCTGACTTCGTACTCGTCCGCGTCCCCGTCGTTCGCGTCGTAGGCGTCGTAGGCGTCGTGGACGCCGTCGCTGAAGCCAATGTTGTAGGCCTCGTCGATGGTCGTGGTGAGCACCGTGTCGAGTGCTGCCCGCGTGATGACTCCGTTGTCGTACTCCTCGACCGCCTTCTTGACGGTGTCGATTGCCTCGTGACGTGTCACGGCTTCTCCTTCTGCCGCCACCACTCGTGGCGCGGCCTCGGGGGTTGGTTCGCTGCCACCACCATCATCGCGAGCGCTGCTACTGCGAGGAGGAGGCTCATCGGCGAGCCCGCCTCTTCTCGCGCGCCTCGGCTTTCTGCTTCTTGGCGGCCTGCACCACGTGGGCGTTCGGGCAGTTCTGCGCCCGGTGGCCCGGCTGACGGCAGAGCGAGCAGGCACGCTTGCCGGGGAGCAACTTCATCGGGTTCGGTGGTGCAGTGACGTTCGGCTGCGTGACGTCGATGCGCCCGGTCTCCGCTCCCTTCTCGCCGTATGTAACGATCTTCTTCGTCACCTGCGCGCCAGCGCTCTTCTCGTCCGACGCCGCCAGCTTGAGTTCGTCGGCCGAGGAGATGAGCGCACTGACCAGCGGCCGCACCATCTTGTTGTGCTCGACGAGCAGCGCGTTCAGCTTCGCCGCCGCGTCGAGTAGCTCCAGCATCCTCTCGTGGTTCGTCACGTCGTCAGGCTCCTCATGACTGCGTCGTTGCGGCGTCGCAGCGCCAGCATCTCAGCGCGCTTCTCCTCCATGCGCCGGCTCTTGTCCACCACTGGTCGCGGCCTCGGTGCGACCAAGCGAGGGATCACTCCGATGGGCTCACCCTCGACGAACGGCCGCAGCGTCCCAGCCTCGCGCATCTGCTCTACCTCCTGTTCGATCTCGCGCACGAGCGGGTCGAGTAGGGGCTGCTCGTACCGCTGCATGCGTTGGTACTCGTCGTCATTCTGCCCCAGCCTGAGGCTGTCGTCAAGTACCGGCTTCGGTCCCCAGCTAGTCATGGAACACCTGACCGACCGTCGGGGCCATCGTGTGCGCCCAGACGTGGTCGTCCACCTCCACGTCGCACGAGCCGAAGTCGATCATGGTGCGGGCCACGGCTTTCGCGTCCTCTACCGAGGCGGCCACCTCCACGCCGCGCTTCACAGAGTCCGCTGTCCGGTAGCCGTAGAGGCGCACGTAGCCGTGCCCCCGACCGGCGATCTTCTCTATTGCCACCACGTGGATCGTCGTCACGGGCGCACGCGCACGGGCTTGGGCTTTGACTCGGCCATCGCCACGACCGGGTGCTTGCCGAACTTCTGCACGTAGAAGCGCGCGAACCTGCGCTCATGCCGCGAGCGCGAGCGCTTGGCGAACAGGGTCTGCCGCCCGTCCTTGCCCGCGTACTCGTACACCCACAGCGAGCCCACGCGGTACACGTCGGCGGACGCGGGCAGGTCCACCATGCGACTGTCCATCGGGCCGCCCACTAGCTTGACCGACTTCATGCGCGTGGTCAACGGGCACCACCGGAGTTCGGCTTCGCGCCACCCTTACCCTTCGACACCATGTGGTCGGGCTTGTTCTCCAGCCCACGCATGAGCGTCGACGCGGATGCTTTGCCCTGTCTGTAGACGTCGGGCGTCGTGACGTGCTGCACCTCGAACTCACCGGTGGCTGGGTTCTCCTTCACGACCCGCTGCGTCGTGCCCCTGCTCACGAGCACTCGCTCCACCGGCTGCCTCACCACTCCCTGCTTCGCGTGCTTTCTTGCCACGGCACACCTCCTGGTAGTCGCGGTACATCTGGGTGATGTTCCTGTCGTACTCGCTCACCGCCTGCTTGGCGACGGCCGCGAGCGAGTCGTGCATGCCGAACAACTCCTGCGCGAGGTGGAACTCCTCCGACACGGTGAAGGCCACGGGCAGGTACTTGCACCGGCTCACAGCTTGTCGCGCACTCCCGCCGCGTCGGCCCTGACGTCGCGGATGCGCGCGGCCTTGTACACGTCCCCGGCCTCGTCGAACATGGACGCCGAGGTCTCCAGTCGGGCGAGCGCCTCGACCAGTTCCTGCTGCGCACGCTCGCGCTGCTGCGCGCGCACGAGCACGTCGATTGCCTTCGGGCTCATGACTGTTGCCTCCTGATGCTGACGGGCACGTTGACGACTACACGCAGTGAGGGATGCTGCGCTGACCATCGCTGCAAGTACGCGAGGGTCTCGCGGTAGCTGCTGAAGACGAGGTCGCGGAACAGGTCCTCGTCGTGGAACACAGCGCTCGCGATCACCTCGTCACCGGGTGTGGGACCGTCCCGCCGTCGCCGCAGCAGGACGGTCACCACTGGCTTGCTACGCACCGACGAGCAGCATCGCGGCCTCGTAGGCCCGCGACTTCTCCTTGCGCGCGGCCTTGCGGTACGCGGCAAGCTGCTTCGCGGTGACGCTCATCCCGTTACCGACGCCGCTCCCTCGCTTGGGGCGCAGGCCGGAGCGGACCTTCAGGTGGGACTTGGACTTGTTGGACGTCTTCACTTGACCCTCCTCCACTGCGCGCTGAAGTCGCAGTAGTCGACCCACTCGCGACCGGTGTCGGTGCGGATGAGCAGTCGGTTCTTCAGGATGGCGTCGGCCACGATGGAGCAGGTCGCGCCGGTGAGCACGTTGCGGTACTTCGCTGAGTTGCCGAGTTCGATGCTGGCGAGCATGCTACACCTCCGCGCGCAGGAGCGCAAGAGCGAGCCACGCCACGACGAAGGCGGGCACGACGAGGACTGAGTCTAGGAACTTCATCGATGGAACTCCTTGTACGCGCGCTTGAGAATATCGATATGCCGCAGGCTAGCGTTGGCGGCTGTGGTGTCACCACGCTCACTGTGTCTGGCTACCTGAACCTCAACGGCGAGGATCAGCTTGTCCAGCACGTAGAGGACGCCGTTGTCGCGGACACCTTCGTTGATCTGTTGGAAGAGAGTCTTCCCTACGTGAAGTTCGGGTTTGGTCTGCTTCACGACGCCCTCCTGTACGTGCGCCTGACGGGCTGCACGACGTGCGAGCACCTGCACGCGTCGCAGCGGTGCTCGGTGAACTCAGCGGCCACGGACTTCGCAGCCGGGAACCTGCGCCATGCGTTGCGCACGGCACCGTGCAGCGCGTGCTTGGAGCGGTTGACCGCGTGCGCCACGTACTCGACCGTGGCGTCGCTGGTCTCGACGATTACGCGGACGGCGTGCATGCTGGTGCCTCCTTAGCGCACTTGTCGCAGTAGGCCTGACCTTGAGTGGGTGGTGTGTCGACGAATCTCTTGTGACCGCACGCGAGAGTGAGAACGTAGCCGTAGCGTGCGCCTGTGGTGTAGCTGACAATGCGCTGGAACACTAGAGCACCTCCGCGCTGACCTGCGTCACGAGCACCGACTCCTGCTCCAGCGCGTCTTGTATGTGAAGCGCGATGCTGTTCAAAGAGGTTCCGACGAAGTTGACGCGGGAGTCTGCGAGCACCTCTACCACGAACCCGCGCTCGACCACGACTTCGCCAGCGCTGTTCAGGTAGCTGCCCAGCGTGTCGAAACTGGTCGCGCCGCCGAAGAGGCGAGCGCAGCGGTTGAGAACGTCCCGGCGCACCGCGTTGGCGCGCAGGTCGTCGATTCGGTCTCCCCGCTTCGTGTACTCGGTCCCAACGTGGATGCGGAACAGCATGTCACACCTCCGGTCGCTGCACGGTTGTGGTTTCGCCCTCGTGGGCTCATCAGGCATGCGCATCACTAGCATGCGACCACGCGGCGGGCTGCTAACCCCGCCGCTTCATCGTGGGAACGCGCTTCGCCCGGCTATGACCGTCGACCTTGCCCGCTCGCTGCGGGTCGCTGCTTCGCTGTCCCTCTCGGGCTCGCGCAGGGTCTGTGGTCTGCTTTTGCTCGCGTGTTCCTGTCCGGCCGGTCGCTGCGTCGTCCCGTCGCCCGGGGGGTCTCCCCGTGGGCTCGTCGCTCGGGCTCATGAGCGGATCGGCTTGGCCACGTCGCGCTGTCCCGTCGGGCTCGTTGCGTCGTGACGCAGGAGTGTAGTGCATCCGCCGTGCCACGCGCAAGTCCTTTCGCAGCAACAACGCGACCACGCGAGGGAGCGCGAATCCGGTGCAACGCGCACTGCGCGCGAGGGCAGAACGCATCGTCTTGCAAACCTCGTGCCACCGCGCCGCGCTCGCGGACTATCTGACTCGTGGGTCAGCAAGAGGATTCACAGGAACTTGACGTAGATGGCTTGACACGCGGCACGGGACGTGCTAGGGTAGCGGTGGAGCGAGCCCGCTAGCAAGGAGCATACCAGCCCTCGCGGCTGCGCGCACGCGCTGAGGGAGCTAGTGGGCGGCACGGTCCTTGCGGGCGCACGCGGCGTGCCAAGCTGGCGCTGGCCGGGCCCCGGAGACCCCCACGCGCTGGCGCGAAGTGTGCGCATGGTGCGGGGCACCGGATAACAAAGGGGTGTGCATTGTCAACCTTTCGTGAACTGAAGCTGACCCGGGCCAGGGAGTACATCCTCGCGAACCCGGACCAGTCGAAGGCCGAGCAGTCCCGAGGCTGCGGCGTGTCACCCCGCCTCGTGGCCCAGGCCCGCGCCCAACTGGTGGCCGAGGGTCGACTCGCTCCCTCGCGGAAGGCCGAGCCCCCTCGCCCGAAGCCCCAGCCGGCGCCGGAACCAAGCGAGGGAGCCCCTGCCCCCACGCTCTACGACCACGACGCGATGACGGCGATGGCGGCGGCCGCGGACATGGCCATCGACAGCCTCGACGACGAGGAGATTCACCGCCGACTCCTGCGCCAGGCCCTGCGCTTCGCGCTCGACATGAAGCTGCACGTGGACACGAGGCTGTCGGCCTCGCAGATGTACTTCAAGCTGCGCGACATGGCGAAGGCCCGCAACCTCGGCCCCGGCGCCCCGGTGGACTTCGAGACCGGAGTCGCCCGCCTCGCCGACCTGCACCGCGCGTGCGGCCCGAAGATGGTGCTCGCGGCCGTGAACCTGGCGTTCGACGTGAAGGAGGCCCCGAGTGGCCAAGCTGAACAAGCTGCGCCTGCTGGCGGAACTCCGACGCCTCCTGCGTAAACCCGACACCAGGGTCGTCGAGCGCAAGCTCAGGCACGCGTGCGGTGAGAGCACGTGGCGCGTCCACGAGACTCAGGGCATCCAGGACATCACCGTGGTCCTAGACCCACGACGTGACGGTCGGGTCAGACTCGTTATCCACGAGCTACTGCACGTCTACTTCGGCGAGCAGTACGACTGGCACGACAAGTGGACCTACGAACTCGAAGAGTCCGTGATCCTGGCGCTAGAGAAGAAGCTCTACGACTGGCTCCACGACCCGAAGCGCGCCGACGCGCTGGAGTCCTGGAGCAGGGCCATCGAGAGGAAGATGTGAGCGCGACCATGAGACCAGCCCTGCACGTCTGCCTAGCCCCAAACGGCCACGAGAACTCGGTGGACTGCTGGTGCGAGCCCACCAGGATCATGGTGATGACGAACAAGCACGGCGTCGACGTGCTCGTCGTCGACCACGTGGACGTGACGCTGATGCACCGCGAGATCGTACTGCGCTCGCGCGAGATGTTCAAGCTGGTGCCCTACGACCCCCAGGTCGAGATGGGCATCGACCAGCCCTGGATCACCCGAGCGTTGACGCCGCCGTGGTCTCCGCCCCTGCTGCCACCGCACACCGACGAACCGAACGAGAGGAGCCTCTGATGGCAATCCCGAGGAAGCAGTACGTACTCGCGCGCACTCGCGGGAGACGCACCCACTACTTCTACGGCACGAAGCTAGGTGCCCTAGTGGTGCAGCACGTGAAGGTCGGAGACGAGTTCAAGTACGCCGAGCAGTTCACGCGCAACTGGCGCTCGGGCAAGCGCACCAGTGAGCGCACCTACGGTACGGAGCGATGATGTGGTGGATACTGAAACGGATGAAGATCGGTCGCTGGTTCTTCGTGAAGACCGTGACCGAGTTCCTCTACGACCTGGAAGCGGTGAACGCGATGTCAGGCACCTACGACGGCATCAAGAAGAAGTGGTTGGATCGTCTAGAAATCCTCGACGGCAAGGTCCCGTTTGGTTCCCGCCCCTGCCTGACGTGCGGAGGTAAGAAGTGCTGACCGCCACGTGCCAGAACTGCGGTGCCGCCAAGGACGCCGCCAACTACGCCGACCCGACGTGCCCGTCGTGCACCGCGCGCCGGAACGAGGCCCAGCAGCACTTCCGGGCCGAGCACCCCGACGCCCCCGAGTCTGACGTGCTCTACGCCGGCCGCCAGGCCCTGATGCAGGTCGCGCACCACGCGAACCGCAACTTCACCGACCCGCGCGGCTTCTCAGCGGGGCGGGGGATGATCCCGACGCCGCCGCAGTCCGACCGAGGGAGCACCGGAGCGTGAGCGAGCGAGAGCTAGACGCCGTGGAGATCAAGATCGACCCGATCTACTGTCCGGTGAGTGAGATGACGACTGCTTACCTGAACATCTTCATGCGTCCTGGAAGATTCATCTCTGTAGAGTACGTGGAAAGGAAGACAGATGTTTCGTGACCCAGCGATCCACAAGATGGGTTCGCAGACTGGCGAGCACAAGTACGTCCTGGTGATGGAGCTTGCGAGGCCACCTAAGAAGCACGGCCGCATCTACCGCGCTGACGTCACGGTGCGCGCTGAGGCCGACGACGCCCTGGCCCACGCGCAGGCTATGGTCGAGGGATGGCAGAAGATCGTTGAGGACGTGAAGCTCGACAAGACAAGCGCCCTATATGACGAGGAGATCGTCGTGGAAAGGAAGACGAGATGAGCTACGAGCGAGCGATGGACCCGAACGACGACCCGGAGCGCCGGATGGCGCGGGCTCGGCTGGAGCAACTCGAACTCCCTTTCGGCGAGAGCGCCCGGAGCGCGCCCGACGAGTCGCCCGGGGAAGTGCAGCGCGCCGTAAGCGACTTCAAAGTCAGGTTCAGCCGGGCAGGCAGCGCAGGCGAGTACCCTAGGCCGAACATCATCAGCAGCGTCGACGTCTTCGAGTCGAACTTCGGGCTCGGGCCGGCCCCCCAGGAGAGAGGATGGTTCAGCAGGCTGCTGTCCAGTGGGACATCGAGGCTGAGCGTGATCTGTGGCGCGCTATCTGCGCGCCTGAGCGCTGGCACGCGGAGGACGGGGTCAGAGTAGCGACGCACCCGCGCGCGCTCTGGTATTTCCTCAACAAGGCCTGGGGCGCCGAGTTCTTCCTCAAGTCCCACCCCGCGGAGCCGCAGTGGCTCTACGAGCCGATCCACGACCGCTACACCTCCTGGCTCCAGAAGCACCTTCTCGCGTGGCTCGCCCACGCGCGCTCGGGCTCCCCGGGCCAGTACCACATCGCATCCGTCCTCCCTCGCGGCTACGGCAAGACCGTCTCCTCGACGAAGGCCGGATCGCTGTGGACGCACCTCGCCGACTGCGACATGACCACGCTGATCCAGTCCGCGACCGACGACCTCTCGACCGACATCCTCAAGTCGCAGATCGCGGTCATCGGCGGCGAGGACCCCGACTCCTGGTTCGTCTGGCTCTACGGCAACTGGATGACCGGCGCGCAGGAGAAGACCCGCAACACGATCAAGCACGGCTACCGCCGCGCCCGCAACATCTCCGAGCCGTCCTTCGACGCGTCCTCCGCCGGCATCGGCGCTACGGGCTACCACCCGCGCCAGTCCTGGTGGGACGACCCGCTGGAGAAGAACAAGCTGAAGCAGGACAAGACCGCCTACCTGCGCGGCCAGCACGAGGCCGTCAACGCCTCGGCCAACTCCCTCCACATGAACGGCCTCCGGGCCCTCGTCCTCACCCGCTACCTCGACGACGACATCGCGGGCCGCCACTTCCGCGAGGAGGGCGTCGCCTCGTGGGAGGGCATGGACTGCCCGCACATGGCCCTCTTCGACAAGGTGCCCTTCCTCAAGGGCATCTGGCACGTCTTCTTCTTCCAGACCGAGGACGAGCTAACGGGCGAGCCCACGCACCCGAAGCTGTGGACGCGCGAGATGATCGCGGCCCGCAAGCGGCTCGACCCCGAGGACTTCGCCTGCCAGCAGCAGAACAACCCGGGCTCGGGCGAGCACGCCCCGCTCGTCGAGGCGCAGATTCCCTGGCTGTACATGACGTACCAGGACTTCCTGTGGGACGTCGACATCGAGTGGGCCACGGTCCACATCGACACGGCCTTCAAGAACCGCGAGACGATGGGGCGCGGCGACGACTCCGTCATCGTGGTCTGGCTCAAGAGCACCCGACAGGACAGCGTCCTCTACCTCGACACCGACCTGCTGCGCGCCTCCAACGAGTGGCGCGAGGAGGACTTCAGCGCCGAGCTAGTCAAGGTGCTGCTGAACCTCCGCCGCCGCGGCATCTACATCCGCGCGATCACCGACGAGACCGAGCCGGGAGGCAAGGTCGGCGCCTACAAGAACCGCATGCTCGGCATCCTGCGCACCGCGGGCTTCTCGTTCGGCGACGAGCAGTTCATCCAGCTAAACCGCACCAAGGACAAGAAGGCCCGCATCCGCACCGCGGTCGGCCACTGGTCGATGGGCTACGCGCGCATCCTGCTGAACAAGGACCACTGCGACTGCCCGCCGCCTGAGTTCGATCCGATCAAGAACGCGTACAAGCCCCGCACCTGCCCGCACTTCATCGTCCCGCCCGTCGTCAAGAAGATGATCTACCAGATCGTCCGCGTCGACACGGCCGGGCACGACGACCTCGCGGACGCGCAGGCCGACGGGTTCTCGCCCGCTCTCTGGCGCCCGCCGGTCAGCGCCCCGGGCCTGCCCGACCAGGGCTCCGACGTCCGCAGGCCCTGGGACGACGACCTCAAGGGCGTGGGTAAGCCACCCACCAACGAGGAGATTCTCGCTCTCGCCGCAGAGCGCGAGGAACTCCGCAACGCCGGCTACTTCGACGACGGCCTGCGCGGCGAGTACGAGGACGGCTGGGTACCACCGAGGGAGCCCGTCTAATGCCAGTCCCGATCCGAACCGTAGTGGGCACCGCCACCGCGCAGAACGCGACCTCGATCTCCCTCGCTGGGGTCTCGGTGTCCGCGGGTGAGCGCCTGGTGGTGATCTTCGCGGTCAGCGACTCATCTGGGTTCCTATTCAGTGACAGTGCCTCGTTCAATGGGGTGCCGCTCGTCGAGGTCAACGCGGACGGCACGAACAACGTCCCGGTGCAGGGCTCGATCTTCATCTCGGACAACCTGACCGCCCAGACCGGCACGGTCACCGTCACCTTCAGCCCGCAGCGCGCGTGCGCTGTGCTGCTCGTGACGAAGTGGTTCAACCTGCTCCCTGGTGTCCCGGTTCTTAATGGCAACACCGGCGGCGACTTCCAGGGTGACCTCTCGTTCCAGTACTCGGTGGTGAACTTCCCGTCCCTGCTATTCGGAGCCCTGCTCTCGGACAACCTGTCGGGTGACACCCGGGCCACGTGGGACGCCCCGCTCACCGGCGGCTTGCGCGCTGCGGTCACCAACGGGGCCGTACACCTCTGCGCCGAGGACGCCTACGGCTCGTCGGGCGGTACGGGCCCAGTCATCATCAGGGCCTCGGGCTACACGCCATCCAACTCAGTCATCATGGGCAATGAGCTACCGTCTCGATCCACGTCGCTAGGCGGCTACACCTCCTACGACATCGGACGCTTCAATGACGGCAGCCCGGAGGCCACGATCCTACCAGAAGCCGCAGCCCGCGTGGCACGCGGCGACCACCGCTACGCAGGGGGACAAGTCTAAATGGCGAAGCTCATCTACGTCAAGATCGCTGGGACCGGAATCTACGAGACCATCGTGGCCAAGAGCCACGAGATTCTGGGCCAGGAGGCGAGCACGTACCACCTGTTCGTCCTGGAGAACGGGACCAGGTTCTACCTCAACGACTTCGGCATCCGCTCGCTGACCATCGCGGACTCCATCGACGACCTCAAGTAGGCGAAAGGCGGAACAGGTGGCACCACGCATCGTGTTCTTCGACATCGAGACGCGCAAGTGGGCGAAGGACCTGTGCCCCGACGACGTCGAGGCCGGGTGGGAGGAACTCCGCTCCGGTAAGGGTGGCGCTTCCGCCATCGCGGTGTGGGACACGCGCGACCACTTCCTCTACCTCTACGACGACCACAGCGCCGAGACCTGCGCCCGCCACCTGGAGTCCGCCGACCTAGTCGTCGGGTTCAACTCCGACAAGTTCGACGTCCCGTGCCTAGAGGGCATCTGCGGGCGCCGACTCCGCATCAGGGCCAGCTTCGACATCTACGCTGAGTTGACGACGACGCTAGCCCAGCGAGGGATCACCGGACAGAAGGGAGACTTCACCCTCGACCGGCTGTCGCGCCAGAACCTCGGCCGCGGCAAGATTGAGAAAGGCGCCAACGCCCGCGAGCTAGCTCGCACCGGCCGCTGGGGTCAACTGTTCAACTACTGCGCGGACGACGTCCACCTCACGCGCGACCTGTTCGCGGTCATCATCCGCGACGGCGGACTCATCAACCTCGGCGGCCGGTTCACGTCGCTGCATGTCCCCGAGCACCTCCGGGACATGGAGGCTTTCTCTTGATCTCGATGGCAATCGAACGCGCGGCCGGGGCATACGCCTACGAGCAGCAGATGTGCAACATGGTCGTGGACTGCGTCCAGTTCTCTGAGTCGCAGTTCAACGCCATCCGCGCGAAGTTCCCGCGGCTCTACGACCTGTGGCGCGGGACCTGGTCGGGGCGCTTCCACCCCCACAAGAACAACGTCCACATCCCGCTGATCTTCAGCGCGATCTGGGCCGACGCCGCGCGCAAGGCCGCTGCCTCGCTCTCCTCGTACCCGCCGGTCAACTTCCTGGGTTATGGCCCCGACGACATGGCGGTCGCGCGCAAGCAGGAGGCCCTCAACGCGGCCCAGTTCAAGGACGACAGCGCCTTCCTGAAGCAGGTGGACGCCATCGTCGCTGGCTCGCTCTACGGCGTGGCCGTGATGCAGGTGGGCTGGAAGCGCGACGAGCAGGAGCGGATCATGGAGCAGATCGACCGCATGCCCCTCTCGGGTAAGGTCGTTCGCCACATCCGCAAGGGCAAGGTCGTCATGTTCGACGGCCCAGAGTCCATCCACGTCGACCTGCTGGACTTCTTCCCGCAGCCGGGCGTCCCGCGCCTGCGCAACATGAAGTGGGTGGTCCGACGCTACTTCCTCGACCTCGACGACTGCCGCTACCTGGCACGCATCGGCACGTTCGAGAAGTCCGCCCTCGACCGGCTCGAACGCGAGGGAGCAGTTGGTGGGGCGCAGTCCGCGCTCATCTCCTCGATCCGTCGCTTTCAGGTCCGCTCGGGCATGGACGACGAGACGGTCCGCTTCATGGACAAGTACTCGCGGCCCATCGAGATTTTGGAGTTCTGGGGGCGCGTGCCCTCGGAGTTGTCGCCGGACGGCGTTCTCCAGCGCGTGGTGACGGTCGCGAACCGCCGCTACCTGATGCGGAACCGCGCCAACCCGTACAACCACGGGCAGCTACCGTTCCTGGCCTACTCGCCCACCCCGGACCTCCAGGAGTTCTTCGCTCCCGGCAAGGCCGAGATCGTCGAGAAGCTCCAGATCGTCGGCAACCGCTACCTGAACCAGAGTCTCGACGCGGCCGACCTGATGATCGACCCGATGTGGTTCTACGACCGCGGGGCCGGCCTCGTCACGCGCAACCTCTACAGCCGCCCGGGCCGCTTCATCGGGCTCAACGGTAACCCGGCCAACGCTATCATGCCGATGGCGCCCAACATGCAGGGCCTCACGGTGGCCGACAACAAGATCGGCCAGGTCCGCGAGTTCCTCCAGATGGGCACGGGCATCGTGGACGACGCCGTCGCCGGCCTCAACAACGGCGACAGCCGTCAGACCGCGCGCGAGTTCATCGGCAGGCGCGAGGCCGCGGGGACCCGGCTCATGCTGGAGTCCCGCATCTACGAGGAGACGATGCTGGAGCCGATGGCGAACATGTTTGCTGCGCTCTCCAAGCAGTTCCTCGAACCACCGGTCGAGGTGCTCATCCTCGGCGACGGGTCGCAGCTTGACCCGGTGACCAACATGCCGATCCCGGCCTCACGCGAGACCCTGAGCGGCTACGACCTGTTCCCGTCCTACAGCGCGCGCGCCCTCGGCGCGACGATGGGCCTGTCGAAGCAGATGCAGCAGCAGAACCTGCTCCAGCTTCTCCAGGCGCTCTCGTCCCCGCTCGGCCAGGCCATGATGGGGCAGATCAACTCGGTCAACTTCTTCCGCAGCATCTTCCGCACCTTCGAGGTGCCGAACATCAACGAAATCTTCCAGGTGAACCCGATGCTCCAGCAGATGCTCCAGAACCCGCAGCTTCAGGCCATGATGGCCGGCGGGGCTGGGCTCAGCGGCATCCCGACGTCTGGGCAGATCGCGAACGGCGGCCCGTCCGTCATGCCAGGCATGCCTGGCGCGGCACGGTCGGGCGCGGGGGCACCGAACACGCTCATGGCACCGCCGGACCTAGGCAGCATCCTCGCGCCAGCAGCCGCGGCGTAGCGAAAGGCGGTGACCAATGCCCGGTGACTTCAGGGAGTTGTTCGACCTGAGAAAGCTGGACGAGCAGCAACTCGGGGAGATCGAGTTCGTACTCAACTCCCCGGCCTACGAGCACAGCTTCAAGCCGTACCTGGAGGGAATCCTAGCCCAGATGAACCACCTCTGGAAGGACCGCTCCAAGGCCCGCAGCGACCAGTACCCCGACGACTTCCTCGCGGGGGGTGTCGTGTTCGGCGAGGGCCTGCTTAAGTTCTTCGACCTACTCATCCACGAGACGAGCATGGAGCGCATCCACGCCGCCCTCGAACACATGACCAGCGAGAGGCAGTACGACGAGCGTCGCAAGCGCGGCCTGGTCGCACCTGTCGTGGGCACCGACCAGTCGGCCATGCCGATGAAGGCGGACCCGGACGAGTTCTGATGCCTAGCAGCGAAGTGATGCACAAGTTCAAGACGGGGAAGCTGAAGAGTGGTGGCTCCGGTAAGCCGGTCACGAACCGGTCCCAGGCCATCGCTATCATGCTCTCCGAGAAGCGCAACGAGGCCGAGCATGGCGGAGAGTACGTCAGCGGCACCGAGTCGCGCAACCCCCTGGCCGGCACGAGACGTAGGCGAGGGAAGTAGCTCAGGCCGCCCTGGACAACCCTAGGCGGAGAGGAGGAGCGCATGAGTCGCAGCAGAGAGGAGCAGGAACTCACCACCCGTCTGGCCCAGGGCCTCGTACGCAGAGAGGTCATGGAGCCGATGAGCAAGATTGGGTGGGGTCATGGTACCCCACCACCCCCGGAAGCCGGACAACCCGCGACCGAGGGAGCACCAGGGAAGGAGGCGGCACCAGCCAGCGCGCCGACGACGGGACAACCCGCGTCACCGGCGGCGTCTGCGCCCGCGCCAGTCGTCCCTCCCAAGGCGGACGCCCCCACTGATCCAGCGTCGATCATCGCCACGTACGAGGCACTGAGGGACCCGGAGACGGGACTCATCATGCGGAAGTACAAGACGGTGGAGGACGCGATCAAGGGGTCCGGTCATCTCGCCGACATGGCGAAGCAGTCGTTCACCGAGCGTGACGAGGCGAGGAAGAAGCTCGCCGAGTTGCAGGAGGAGAACCTCAAGCTCCGCACCCAGCCAGCGGCCTCCCCAGCCGCTGCTCCGCAACGTCAGCCGTCCGCATCGCCCTCGCGAGCGAAAGTGGACGAAGCACAGGCGAACCTCGACGGGGTGCTGTCGAGGATCAGCGAGAACGGTGGCGTTCTCGATGCGGAGACCTCGAAGTCCCTCAGCAAGGCCCAACGCGAACTGGCCGATGCTGCGGCGGACTGGAAGGTGCAGGAGAGTTTCTCGGCTCAGAAGGAGCAGGAGGACTCGAAGAACAGGGAGTGGTCCGCGGTCGACAAGTACATGAAGGAGAACCACCCGACCGCTGAGAACTTCGCTGCTGAAGTCGCTCTGTACATGCAGAGCGACCCGTTGCTCGGGCGCGCAGTCAACGCGCTGCTGGCTCAGGGGGACAAGATCGGCGCGACCGAACTCGCGTGGACGACGTTCAAGAAGGTCCACGGAGACCAGGTCACGGCGGCCGAGAGAGCTAGTGCTGAGGAGGCGGAAGCTGACCTCGCAGCGCGCGAGCAAGTCCGCAAGGAGCAACTGGAGAGGGCCCGCAGAGACGCGGGAGCGATCCAGGGCTCCGCAGGAGGTGCAGGTGTCCACGAGCGACCCGTCGCTGGCGGCTCCCTAGAGGAGCGGCAGGCAGCGATGGAGGCGATGCGCAGGGAGGGAGACGCCCCAGGCTCTCCCGCCGCGAAGCGCTTCCGCGAGCTGGTCATCCCCCTCGATCCATCCATCTTCGGTCCCCGGTAAGGACCAGGAAGGAGTAACCCCTGAACTAGCCGCCGCAGGCGGCGAGGGAAAGCAATGCCCGGTTCTGGAACTTTCAACTTCGGTGCGTATGCCTTCGACGGCAGCGACCTGAAGTCGGGCGTGGCGCGCGAAGACCTGTTGGAGCAGATCACCAACATCTCGCCGTACGACACGCCGTTCGTCAGTCAGGCCCCGAAGGTCGGCTGCCGACACATCTACCACCAGTGGCTCATCGACTCGCTCGGCTCGCAGAACACGACCGGCGCGGTCGAAGGTGCCGACTGGTCGCTGGACACCACCACGGCTCCGAGCCGCGTCTTCAACGTGACGATGATCCTCCGCAAGGACATCGGTCTGTCGGAGTCGCAGCGCGCCGTGGACACCGCCGGCTTCGCCGACCAGTACGCCTACGAGGTGCAGAAGGCCACGAAGGAACTGGCGATCAAGCTGGAGACCATCGTCTTCGGCGCCCTGACCACGGCGACCGGTGCGTCCGGTACCGCGCGCGTCATGAAGGGCCTCCAGTCCTTCATCGTCACCAACACGTCCCTCGCGGGCACGAATGGTGGCACGCTCGGTGACGCGACCCACGACGGCATCGTCGCGGTGGGCGACTTCAACGACATGCTGAACAGCATCTACTCGCAGGGTGGAAACCCGGAGCAGGTGTACGTCAGCCCGAAGGTGAAGCGTCAGGTGAGCGCCTTCACGGTGCCCGGCGCGACCTCTGGTACGCCGCACGCGCGCAACATCGCGGCGGTGGATCGGAAGCTCGTCGGCGCCATCGACTTCTACGACTCGGACTTCGGTCTGATCCAGATCGTCCTGGATCGCTGGGTCCCGGAGAGCACGAACACCACGACCGCGACGGCCTCGGCCACCGCGACGGGTGGTCAGATGTTCTTCCTGTCGCGCGCGATCAACCGTCTCGCGTGGCTCCGCCCGGTTCATCACGAACTGGTCGGCAAGCGCGGTGACTCGGTCGCCGGTCTCGTGGTCGGCGAGGTGACGATGGAGGTCCTCTCGGAGAAGGCCAACGGCGTCATCAAGTCCGTCAACAACAAGAGCGCCGTCACCTAAGACGTGACGTAGCTCCTGAGCAGCAGCGCGGGGAGGAGGAGCAGACGCCTCCTCCCCGTTTCTGTCTCAAGAGGTGCAGATGCGGAAGAACCCAGTCGTGGACAAGACTGCTGGCCCGGTCCCAGGCCTCGCCGGTGGCTCGATTGCCTATCCCTCGGGAGACCAGGGCCAGACGATGGAGATGCCGGACGTGGACATGAAGACCAACGACGGCGACAACCCGTCCATCGGCAGCGCAGCCTTCGCCACTGGCAAGGACACGCGAGTGCCCGACAACCAGACCGGCGCCAACCCGTGGCCGGCGAAACCGGGGTGCTAGCGTGGCCAGCAAGCGAGGGAACCCCGTCGCGCGTGCGGGAAACTACGCGCAGGAGATCGACTCGACCGGCGTTGACCAGGAGATGAAGAACACCGTCTTCGGGACCCCGATGACCAAGGCCGAGAAGGGCTACGTGAGCGGGGTGGGCAACCGCCCGTCGGCCACGGAGGCCGTGAGGCGCGCCCGCAAGGCCAACAAGCAGCCGCCTCTGCGGAGCGACGAGTAATGGCCCGCAAGAACCCGGTCGAGTCCGCGAAGGAGCGCAAGGCCGAGGCCGAGGGCGAGACGGTCGCTGAGGACCGCGGCGACACCAAGAAGGAAGACGCAGCCGAGAAGCGCAAGGTCGCCCGCAAGAAGGGGAAATACTGATGGCGCGCTCGAACCCAGTGTCCCTGGGTATGCCGAAGATGGACAAACACGAGGGCATGCTGAACGAGATGCACTCGGCGCTCCACTCGCTCGGGGACAAGATCAGGAAGCCGTTCGGCCGCGATGGGGACAAGCTGCTCCCTCGCAGGCTGCGGCCCTCCGAGGCGCCCGAAGCCAAGGCGGCCCGGAAGCACATCGAACACCTACACCGCGCGATGCGCGGGGAGAAGTGAGCATGGCCAGGGGAAACCCACTCCAGACCGCCATCGGACGCAAGACGCTCTCGCAGAGCGTGTCGAACCCGGTGGGGAACACCGAGAACACGACCGGCAACAGCGCGAAGCTGCGCGTACCGGCCGCGAAGACCAGCACCATCAGCCAGTCCGTGAAGAACCCGGTCGGAAAGCGCAAGCTGAACAAGACCGGTGCTGGCGGGGCCGCGTAAGATGGCGCGCGGGAACCCGACGGAGCACAAGGGCATGGGCTTCAAGGCCGCCGTGGCCTCGGCCGCTGCCGGAGGGGCCTACAACCCCGCCGGGGCGATTGCCGCGGGTGCGCGCAAAGCGAGCCCGGCAGCGAAGGCGAAGAACCCGAACCTCACGAAGGTCGGCGGCGTCGGCAAGCCCGGCCGCCGGGGCGCGGGACAGAAGGGCTGACACGGGACCTCGGTACTCGTAATTGGGTACCGAGGTATCGTAACAGAGAGGAGTCGCACGTGAGCAGTGACCTCAGAGTCAACCGCATCAAGAGCCGGCACAAGGAGGAGCTAGCCCTGCTCGGGGACGTGGTCAAGCTGGCGCAGGAGTTCAACCCGAAGCTGCGCACGACCGCCGAGAACCGAGTCATCGCGCGCAACATGTCGGACTCGATGAGCGCCCTGGGCAAGTACGTCCGGGCGAACGGCTTCGACCCGACGCGCACGTTCCAGCACGTCGCCAACTACGACACGGAAATCTGGACCCTCATCCTCGATATGTTCGCCAAGTACGACTACGACACCGGCGAGCAGATGGACGACGGCCTGCTGTACAAGTGGGACGAGGCGGCCGGCTGCCTCAAGCTGAACAAGGACTTCTTCTACGCGCTCCTCTCGTACTTCGAGAGCCTGGGCGTGCCGTGCGACATGCGCGGCAAGATCATCCTCTCCTGAGTTTTCTGCGAGAGAGTCCCCTTGAAGCGGGGAGTAATGTGCCGAGAAGCGCATCTCTCGCTTCCCTGAAAGGAGCCACAACGTGGCCTCGAACTTCTACGTCTGGACGTTGAACATCGGCAAGCGCAGCGCGTGCTCGTACTACCGCATCGAGGCGCCGATGACGCAGCTTCAGTCGCTCGACCTCGCCAGTATCTACGAGGAGAACGGCGAGAACCGTCCTGAGTCGAACATCGCGATGATGTACGCCGACGTCGCGCACTTCTACGCGGTGTCGGGAGAGCCGTTCCTGCACAGGTTCAACGCCCTGCGCCGGATCGAGCCGGCGGTGCGCAACGGCAGCGACATCTACCCGCCAGCGATCATCTACGACGTCGACGACAACAACGACTTCGTGCACCCGTTCAACACGGTGTTCGCGAGCCAGGGCGTGCGCGGCTACCCGGACGCCAAGTTCCTGGAGCCCGGCGAGGGCCTGGAGTTCGAGGACGCCGACGGCAAGCCCATGCTCAACGCGAAGGGCGAGCCCATCGGCTGGCAGGACCAGGAGACGTTCTTCGAGGGCACGACCTTCGACATCGCCCGCAACCTCCACCAGATGAAGGTGCGCCACGAGATCATCAGGAACGCGCACGGCGTGACCGTGACCTCGCCGACGCTGGCGCGCTACATGCGCGACGTGATCGGCGCCCGCGACGTCTACGTGTTCCCGAACACCATCGTCCCCGAGCACTTCGAGGACATCCGCGCCGTGCGCAAGGACGACAGCGTCAGGGTCCTCTGGCAGGGCGGCATGTCGCACCTGATCGACTGGTACCCGCTGCGCGACGCGCTCCGCACCATCGCCCAGAAGTACCCGAACGTGAAGTTCGTGATCTTCGGCGAGTGGTTCAACTGGATTCACGACGCGATCCCGGACAACATGGTCGAGCACCACTCCTGGGTCTCGTACGACGCCTACAAGCTGAAGCGCGGGCTGCTCAACATCGACGTCAACCTGTGCCCGCTCGTCAACAACGTCTTCAACGCCTGCAAGTCCGGCATCAAGTGGTACGAGGCCTCGATCTGGGAGACCCCGGAGGCCACCCTCGCCGCCAAGACGCCACCCTACTCGGAGATCGTCGATGGAGAGACCGGGCTGCACTACACCACGCCGGCCGAGTTCGTCGAGAAGCTCTCGCTTCTCATCGAGGACGCTGCTCTTCGCCGTCGCGTTGCTGATGGCGCGAGACGATGGGTCCTGGAGAACCGGACGCCGAAGGCGACCATCCCCGGCCTCGCCGACTTCTACGCTGAGGTCCGCGCCAAGCAGCGCCGGGAACTCGGCAAGCCGATCATTAAGCGCCCCACACTGGAGCAGATCAAGAAAGTGGGCATCCCACTGAGGTAGAGCATGAGCATGACCGTGGTGAACGCGAAAATCTACGTCGCCGGCATCATCGGGGGTCGGTCCTCGCAGGAGGCCCTCGACATGGCGGGCGAGTCCATCCTGCGGGCCTACCAGGACTGGCAGAACAAGAAGTTCTGGCGCTTCCTCCTGAAGGACACGTCCGCGACCACCGCGGTGACCGGGGTGACAGCGACCGCCGGGTCCGCGGTGGTGAACGCTCCCTCGACCGGGGCGTTCGACTTCGTGAACCCGGGCCAGACCGTGACCATCTCCGCCGGCACCGCCACACTGGCCCCGGGGA